GGGCCTGACCAGGCCGCAAGCGGCTCCGGTGCATGAGCTGACCGACGACGAGCGCGACTACGAGATGGTCGGCGTGCGACCGTTCCGGAAGCCCGGGCCTCCGGCGTTTACGGCGCTCGGCACCTCGAACCGGATTACCCGCGAGCGGGTGTAATGAGTCCGGATTGTGAAATCGTGAGTCCAAATGAGTCACCCAGTCGATGCCCGCGCTGAAGGATCCGCAATACGAGAAGATGGCGAACGAGCTCGCCGAGCTGAAGGCCCCGATCGAGGCCTATAAGCTCGCCGGTTTCGTTCCGCATCGGGGCAACGCCAACCGGTTGGCGCGGCGCCCGGAGATTAAGGCGCGTGTCGCTGAGCTCCTCAACGAGGCCGCTGAATATGCCGACATCCGGAGGGTGCGGGTGCTGGTCGAGATCGACCGTGTGGGGCGCGCTAATTTTGTGGATTTCTTCGAGCGCGTACCGGTCGGCAAGGATGACGCGGGCGCGGTGAAGTTCGAGGTGAGGCTGCGCGACATCACGACGCTGCCGCGGCATCTGACGGCGGCGATCGCGGGCATCGAGTGGGACGAGGCAGGCCGGCCGAAACTGAAGCTGCACGACAAGAACCAGGCCAACTTCACGCTGCTCAAGCATCTCGGCGGCCTGCCGGAGCCGGAGCGCAATGACGTCAACATCTTCAACCTCCTCTCCGTCGAAGATCAGCGGGTTGTTGTCGGCGCTCTCGAAGCTCTCGCAAGAGGGCAAGCTGCAGTTGGCGGCACAGTTGAAGGCGAATCTTCACCGGCGTGAGAAGTATCGCAAGCTCTACAGCTACTATCCGGACGACGGTGCGTTGCGCCGCGCGCTGTATCCGCGGCACATGGAGTTTTTCGCCGCCGGCGGTGAGCATGATCTGCTGCCGACCTGTCCGCATGATTGCGATGGCAGGCCGCACCGCGATCGGTTGGCGCTCTGCGCCAACCGCGTCGGCAAGACCGAAGGCATGGGCGGCTACGAGATGGCGCTGCATCTTACCGGCCGCTATCCGCGATGGTGGCCAGGCGCTCGCTGGAATCGCCCGATCAATGCCTGGTACGCCGGCAAGACCAATGAATCGACCCGCGACATCCTGCAGTTCAAGCTGTTCGGCAAGGTGGCCTGGCGCGGTCGGGAGAAGAACGTCGAAGGAACCGGGCTTATTCCTGCCGAGGATATCGGCTCCATTACTTGGAAGCGCGGCGTCGCCAATCTCATCGATACTGCGCAGGTCAAACATCAGCGTGGTGGCTGGTCGACGCTGGGACTGAAGAGCTACCAGCAAGGGCGCGGCGGCTTCGAGGGTACCGAGCAGGATGTCATCGGCCTCGACGAAGAGCCGCCGGTCGAGATCTACGAGGAATGCGGCATCCGGCTGATGACCACGCGCGGCCATCTGTTGCTGACCTTCACGCCGATGGAGGGGATGAGCAAGGTGGTCTTGGAATTCATTCCGGGCGGCAGTTTGCCGGATCGGTTGGAGGAACGAAGCGAATGGCTGATGCGGGTGATAGCGTGACGCAGACGGTCTCGCAGACGGTCTCGAGCGTATGGCACTACATGGTGTCGGGCGCCATCGTCATCGAGGAAGTCGGGCAGCCGCTGCGCATCATCGACCGCCCGGCGCAGGAAGATGGCCATATCGCGTTTCAGCTCCGGACCAATGGTCCGGCCATGCCTGATCCGCCGATGCGGCTCGCGACGCATGATGAAAACGTTCGCTGGTCTTTGGAGCGTTCGCTCTGAATGTCCGGCAAGTACACCGTCAACGCCGGCTGGAATCACGTGCCGCATCTAAGTGAAGAGCAGAAGCGCGAGGAACTGGCACGCATCCAGCCGTTCCAGCGGAAGGCTCGCTCCGAAGGAATTCCGACGCTCGGCGCCGGCGCGATCTATCCGGTTCCGGAAGAAGTGGTGCTGTGCGATCCCTTCGCTATCCCGGATTATTATCCGCAATGCTATGCAGCGGATGTGGGCTGGAACAGGACGGCCGCCTTGTGGGGCGCGCTCGACCCGAATACCGACATCGCCTATCTCTACAGCGAGCATTATCGCGGCGAGGCCGAGCCTCCGATTCATGCGAGCGCCATACGCGCCCGAGGTACATGGATTCCCGGTGTCATCGACCCTGCGGCACGTGGTCGCGGCCAGCGCGATGGCCAGCGACTCCTGAAGGACTATCAGGACCTCGGTCTGGATACCCTGACGGTGAGCGAGAACGCGCTCGAGGCCGGCATCTATGAGGTGTGGACGCGGATGTCGACCGGTCGCCTCAAGGTGTTCCGGACGTTGTCGAACTGGATTACCGAGTATCGATTCTATCAGCGCGACGAGAACGGCAAGATCAAGGACGGCCAGGCGGACCATCTGATGGACTGCACACGTTACATCGTGCTCTCCGGTCTTGCTCGTGCGGTCGTTCGTCCGGCGGATATGTGGACCACGGGCCGCGTGGGCTCCAAGTTTCAGTCCGAACACGATTCACTCAAGTTCTGACCACCATGCGGTGCCTCAAGCCTGCGCCACGCTTTGACCGACCATCGTTGATGCCGGCGCCGATCGACCGTGAGGCGGTGCGCGAACGTGCCGATTATCTCGAGCAGCGCTATGGCGCGCCACCTGATCGTGTCCAGGAGATCGTCACCTCAATGGATATCCCGACCCAGGTGTTTCTCGCGATCGAGATGCGAGCCCACGAACGCCGCGGATTCACCTCTGACTATGACCCTTTAGGGATGCTTTGAATGGGCGCCTTGTTCTCTTCGCCGTCGACGCCGCCGCCTCCGCCTCCGCCCCCTCCGGTGCCGCCGGCGGCCGCGCCGGCGACCTATGCCGATGCCGCCGTGCAAGGCGCTGCCGCCAATCAGATGGCGCGCGCGGCGGCTGCCGCAGGCGGCGGCCAGGGCGGGACGAACAAGACCGGACCGCAGGGCGTCACCAAGCCGGTCGTGACGGCCAAGCCTGACTTGATGGGTGCCTAGGCGTGCAGTTTTGTCTGTGGCTGTTCTCCGAGCTGGCGACCTGGCTGCACCACGACGCCTGGTCGGTCGCGATCGCGGGCCAGCTCTTGTTTCTCGGCAACGCGATGTCGCCGATGTCGCGTTACGAGCAGGCCTCGGTGTCGCTGCTCGCGCGCACGCCTGCCATTCTTCCCGAGGGCGATGCCACCTCGAAGCCCAAGTGGGAAGATTTCCGCAACTACCTCGAGCGGCGGCTGGCCGGCTTGCGCGACTGGCGGCTGTCGTGGTGGACCCATTGGGCAGACCTCGCCCTCAACATCCTGCCGCGGCGTTATCACTGGCTGATCACGCCGAACATGAATGTCCGCGGGCGCGAGATCAACGGCGCCATCGTCGATACCACGGTGATCAAGGCGTTCCGGATCTGCGCCGCCGGGTTGATGAACGGGCTCACCTCGCCCTCGCGCCCCTGGTTCGCATTGGTGCCGGCGATCAGCGACATCGAGATCCCGCGCGAATGGCAGCTGTGGTTCGATGAGGTGCAGCGCCGCGTCCAGGTGGTGATGGGCGCCTCGAACTTCTACGACAGCCTGACCCAGTTGTTCCAGGACCTGGTGGTGTTCGGCACCGCGCCGATGATCATCTACGAGGACCTGAAAGACGTCATCCGCTGCTTCAATCCCTGCGCCGGCGAATTCTATGTCGCCAATGGCGGCGATTTCCGCGTCAACACGCTGTACCGCACCTTCGTGCACACCACGATGCAGATGGTGGATTTCTTCGGCCATGAGAATATCCCGGCCGAGATCAAGACCGCGTGGAATAACAAGTCCGGCCTCGATACCGAATATGTCGTCGCCCACGCGATCGAGCCGAATTTCTCGGCGCAGTCGTTCGGCAACGACAAGGCCAATCTCGGCGTGGTGCCCGGGGGCTATAATTACCGCGAGGTCTACTGGCTGTTCGGCCGCTCCTCGAGTCAGCCCTTGTCGGTTAAAGGTTTTAACGACAAGCCTTTCATCTGCCCGCGCTGGGAAACCACCTCGAACGATCCCTATGGCCGCTCGGTCGGCATGGATGTGCTGCAGGACATCAAGCAGCTCTATCTGATGCAGAAGCGCCTGGCCGAGGCGATCGAAAAGCAGGTGCGGCCGCCGATGCAGGCCTCGGTGACGCTGAAGAACCAGCCGGCCTCGATCCTGCCCGGCGCCGTCACCTTCGTCGCCGACATCGAAAAAGGCGGCATGAAGCCGATCTACACGGTGACGCCGCAGATCCGGGAGATGTTGGAGCAGATCAAGGCGCTGCAGGACCGCGTCAAGGATGGCTTCTACAACAATCTGTTCCTGATGATTTCGCAGATGCCCGGCACCCAGCCGCGCAACGAGCTCGAGATCACGGAGCGCAAGAACGAGCAGATGCAGGAGCTCGGCCCGGTGATCGAGAAGTTTCAGAACGAGGGCGCAAGCCCCGCGATCCAGCGCATCATCTCGATCATGGCGCGCCGCGGCCTGCTGCCGCCGAAGCCGGCCGGCATGGCCAAACTGCCGATCAAAATCGAATACATTTCGATGCTGACCCTGGCGCAGCGCGCCACCAAGACTGCCGGCATGGACCGCTGGCTCAACATCATCGCTTCGCTGGTGAAGCTCGGCGACACCGATGCGATCGACAATGTCAACAGCGATGAGTTCTGTAAGGAATACGCCGCCGACCTGACGGTGCCGAACAAGGTGCAGCGCAGCGCCGACGAGATGAAGGCGCGTCGCCAGCAGCGCGCCCAGGGGCAGCAGCAGGCTGCACAGATGCAGCACGTCAAGGAATTGGCGAAGCCGCTCGCCGATGCTTCGACCGCGGCGCAGAACTTCTCGAACATACCCGAGGGCGGCGGCATGGACGTGGTTGCGCGGATGTTGGGCGGCGGAGGGTTGGCGGCGTGAGATTATCAACGAGGAAAGGTTGATCGATGAGTGACGAGCGGGAATTGCCAAAATACGTGAGCCACAAGACGGTTCACGCGCTGGAGATCAAGGTTATTTCCGGCGACCTTACTGTCGGCTCGATCCGCAGGACGCTCAGTTTTGCGGAAGCTGGGTATGCCCCGATCGAAGTTCCGATCGAAATGTTCGCGCGTTATCATCCCGTTCCCGGCGATTTCTATGTCGTCTACGCCGACGGCTACAAATCGTTCTCGCCGCGCAAGGCATTCCTCGAAGGCCTACACGAGGGCGCCATGAGCGACGAGGTCGAGGTTGTGACGACCCCGGTTTTCGATACCGGTAAGCAGATCTTGGGTTATCTCACCCATGACGCCGCACATCTGAAGCGCGGGCAGTTTTGGCTTTACGCGGCGATTGAGCCGGCACCGCTCATGCGTGAGGTCGGTCCGGTGGCGGCAACGTACCGCAGGTTTTTGTTTGTACCAGCGATGGTGTGTAGCGCGCGAACCGACGACGAGTTGTCCGAGTGTCCGGTCCTCATCGTGGACAGGGCCGAGGGCATTCAGCGCCTGCCAGGGTTCAAATTCTTTGCAGAGGTGCATGGCAAGACGCGTCTGGTCAGGAGGTCCGCGTGACCAACGACAACCAGCCCGTCATCGCCGGGCCGAACTCGGACATCATGAACCCCGACGCGCCGGTGCCGACGCTGGCCGACGGTTCGCCGGATGACGACGCGCAGAACAACCTGGTCGTTCGCGGCCGCGATGGCGATCCGCTGCCCGATCCCAAGAGCGTGGCGATGATCGAG